TTCTAATGGAACTGCAAAAAATTATTCATTAGGGGCGTATGATAGTGGCTCTTTTAAAATTACTGATGGCAATACTCCAAGACTTACCATAGCATCCACAGGAGCAGCTACATTCTCTAGTAGTGTAGGTATAGGAACTTCTCCAAGTTATAAATTGCATTTATTAGGTGGTAATGAAGTAGGCTCAAGGTTTATAGTTACAGGCACTTATGCACCTATTCAATTTAGTGGAGATAATTCAACAACACTTGGAGGAATAAATGCTTATGGTGGCAATGTTGTTATTGGAGGAGGAACATCAACAGGAGTAAATAATAGTTTATCTATTTCAGCATCCACAGGAGCAGCTACATTCTCTAGTAGTGTAACTGCGAATAATACTATTAATATAAATAAAGCAAAAGCTGGTAGTGGTGTAGAAAGCAATAGTGTTTTAGATATTGTACAAACAGGTTCACCCGCTATTGGAGATTCAATGCTTATAAGATTTGCTCCAAGTGGCTATTCTTATATTGCTCAAATAGCAGCTATTTTAGGTGGTGATAATGTAGCTTATGGTTCACTTGCTTTTTCTATAAGGAGTTATAATACGGATGCTATGTATGAAGCAATGCGTATAAATAATAGAGGCAATACTACATTTTATGGTACAGTTACCGCAACATCGTTTTTTGAATCTTCCGATAGTAGATTAAAAACACTTATTCAAGATAACTACCAAACAAAAGGCATTGCATCCATTACTCCTAAACTTTACACTAAAAACGGAAAGGTTGAATTAGGTTATTATGCTCAAGATTTTGTTGGTATATTAGATAGTGCGGTTTCAAAAGGTAGTGATGATATGTTAAGCCTATCTTATCGTGAGGTATTAGTTGCAAAAGTGTATGCATTAGAACAAGAAATTAAAGAACTAAAAGCTAAAATGAATTAATATGGCAGATACTTGGGCAGGTAACGCTAACAATCAATTAGTAACTTTTAAGGCATTTTTAGATGGAGTTACAACAGGTGGCTTTTACGGAAGTTACTATCCAACTGCTCCGCCTGATACAAGAGAGGTAATGACTGTTGGAGATTTGAATACATATGGTATTTACTTTTATGTTAATGATGGCACAATGAACTTATATGATACTTTTACAGGTGTATCAAATTCAAAATGCCTAACTAAATTAGACTTTATATTACAAGCAAGTTTTGATATAAGCAGTACAAATGTAACAAGTTGTCTTCCTATGGGGTTAGAAGACCAAATATTATATTCATCAACTTTTGCAGTTGGTGCTCAATTATATACTAATAGAGCATTAACAACGGCTAAAACATTTAGTTCAAGTAGATGGATATATAACTATTCTTATGGTGCGTTATCATTGCAAGTTAACACATCGGGAGTAATTTTATCAATTGTTTCTTGTTAAAAAAATAAAATATAAAATATGAAACAAATTTCTCCTATCCAAAGTTGGATAAACGGAAAATCAGTAACGGCAACTATCTTTAATATGTACCCTATCGGTGGGGTGCTAGGTTCATCTGCATCGTTTTACTACTCATTATTAGATAGTGATTTAGCTAATGTAGCACAAGGCAATTTAACAATGAGTGGTGAGGCTTACGCTGCTTGGGGTAATGATGATGAGTATTGTTGGAATTGGGCAGCATCTAGCGACCAACTTAACCTTACAATCATAGGGGATTATGTTCCGCCTGAAGTAGTTGCTGAAGTAACCGAATAGTACTAATTTTGGCAAAACCAATATTATGAAAACAGCAATGCAAGAATTACTAGATGAATTAAAAGAATATCAACTAGAATTTAATATACCTATTGAAGTAATAGATATGTGCGAAAGTCAATTAAATGTAGAAAAAGAGCAGATAGTAGCAGCAAGAGAAGATGGGAATATGTTTTATTTATTTAAAAGCAATGAACAATATTTAAAACAAACCTATAACAATTAACTATATTTGTAAAAAAATCAAACATTATGAATTACAATCAATTGAATCAATTAGTGGCTAACCTTAACGCAGTTATTGGTAGTCAAGAAAATCGTACGCAGAAAAAATTATTCCGTATTTATGAGAAGGTAAAGAGCCATCACGAAGCATATCAGGCAGAAGTGGAAGGTTTAAGATTAGACAATGCACAGGTAGATAGTAACGATTGCTTAATCCTTGATGAGAAAAATGGCTACAAATTTACCAAAGAATCAATTAAGAAACTAACACAACAAGTAAAAGAATTAGGAGAAAAGGAATTTGCATTTGATAAAATCAATATTGCAAACCCACAAGGTTTAGAAAACTTTACATTCCTAGAAGATTGGACTACTGGTATCACATTTATAACAGAAGAGGAAGAGGAACTCTAATGAAGTTCGTTAAGGACAATATTCTATTTATAGCCATAGTACTTTTAGTGTTGTGGCTATATTTTTTGGTTAAACCTACTTATTTACCTAGAGTTCCAATTGGATTCGATACCTCCAAGTTTAAGAAGGTGCAGGTAATCCATGATACCCAGTACTCAAAAGTGTACATAAATCGGTACAGAAAGGGCGATTCTATACCCTACAAGGTGATAGATACCTTATATACGCATATATCCGATACGATACGCATAATATCCGATTATAACCAAGTCAAGGCTTATTCCGACACTATTAAGAAAGATTCTAATATCTTTGTAATAGATGATACTATCAGCCAAAATAGGATCATTAGTAGAGGATTTAAGGCAGATATAACCCAAAAAACCATCGTTGTAAGAGAGTTCTACGCTAGTAAACCGACTAATACCCTTTATTGGGGCATTAGAGGCTCATACAGACCACTTGTAGGCTTGGAAGTACTAAGTCCTTCCTTGATGTTAAGTGTCAAAAATAAGGCTCTAATAGGCCTTAGCGTAGATATTAGTAAAAATTATAATATTGGGTACTCTGGTGGTATCTACTTTAAAATAGGAAAAAAGTAAAATGGCAGTAAAAAAAGAGGGCGTTTTGGGAGCAAACCCATTACCCATATCATTTAAAGATTTCGCTAAAAACCCTATTGTGGGTACATTATTCGTTGTGCTTATAGGTATATCCTATTTGTATGTAGATATTAAAAGCACTTTTAAGGGCCAAATACAAAGCCAGGAATACAGAATATCCAACCTTGAGCATAAGGATTCCTTAAAAACACAAGCTTTAATGGAGTGTAAAACTGCCTTAAGTGCAACTAGTACTAAGCTAGAAACCCTACAAGACTTAGGAGCTATTAAAAAATCTGTAAAATAATAGCCATGAAATTATTATTCTTATCATTACTATCAATCTTCACCTTAATCGGATATGTTAAAGTAGAAGGAATCAAAGAACCTAAACTAACAAAAGAGGATAGGGAATTTAAACAGTTAATGAATGACTTTAATAAGACATTAGAACATAATAAAAGTGTTCAAATAAAAGCAGATAAGACTAAAGACAAGCTAATAGTAACTACTACTAATAAAATAAATCAATTATCTAACGAGAATAAGTCGCTTAAAAACGAGATAGGTGCAATGAAGATAAAAGTAGATACTATTTATGTTTATATTCATGACACTATTCAGATAAAAGAAAAGAAAAGCTTTTGGGGTAAGACTAAAGTAGATACAACAGGAAATTAATATGAAACAATTTTTTACAGAAGATAACGGAAGATTAAGTATGAAAAGATTATGTGGTTTACTATGCGTAATATCATTATGCGTTACTATGTACCACAATAGTTTTAGTGATGAACATACTGCCCCTGCAACAATACTTGTAGAATCAGTAGCTTTGTTAGCATTCGGTTGTTTAGGCTTAACAACAGTAGAGAAAGTATTTAAAAAATAGTTATGCGATTATCAGCACATTTTGATTTATGCGAGTTCACTAGAAGTGAATCAGCAAAGCGTGAAGGAGTTAGTAATATGCCAACACCTGAACACCTAGAAAACATCAAAACATTATGCGAGAAAGTATTAGAACCTATAAGAGCCAAGTTCGGCCCAATTAATATTTCTAGTGGATACAGAAGTTCTGACCTTAATCATTTCATTGGAGGCAGTTTAAATTCAGATCATTGCAAAGGCCGTGCAGCAGATATAGATATGGATGGGCATGGTGGAGAGGTTAGTAATACTGACATCTTTAATTACATAAAGGAAAGTCTTGATTACGACCAATTAATTTGGGAGTTCGGTAATAAAGAGAAACCTGATTGGGTTCATGTGGGATACAGAGGAAAAGATAATAGAAAGCAAACTTTGAGAGCAACCAAAGTAAACGGCAAGACTACTTACACGGCTTACTAACCAACAACCAACCAATATGAGCAAAACCAAAAATGTGGGTATCATAGGCGATACACACTTTCCATTCTGTCATCCTAAATACCTCGACTTTTGTTATGAGGTTTTTAACAAGTTCCAATGTTCTGAAATAGTCCACATAGGAGATGAGGTGGACAATCATGCGATTAGCTACCATGAGCATAATCCTAATGGTGATTCAGCGTCAAAAGAATCGCAATTAGCTCTTCAGCAATTAAGTATTTGGTATAAGCGTTTCCCTAATGTAAAAGTTTGTATAGGTAACCATAGTGCCCTACACAAAAGAAAGGCCGTTACAAGCGGTTTACCGAGCCGTTTTATTAAATCCTATGAAGATGCTTGGGAAGCTCCTAGAGGCTGGAAATGGGCCTTAGAATGGGAAATGGATGGTGTTTTATATACCCATGGTACAGGATCATCAGGACAAGCAGGTGCAATCAATAGAGCAAGGGATGCTAGACAATCAACTGTAATAGGTCATATCCACTCCTTTGGGGGAGTTTTGTACTCTTCAAGTGATAAGGATATGATATTCGGTATGAATGTGGGTTGTGGCATAGATATTAATGCCTATGCAATGGAGTATTCACGACCTTTCCCCAAACGACCAACATTAGGTTGTGGAGTTGTTTTAGATGGCGGTAGAATAGCTATATTTGTGCCCATGCCATTAGGAAGCAAGATAGTAAGGCTTCCAAGCAAAAAGTAGGTTAAATCCGTTATAACATAAGTGTATATTTCATTGATAATCAATGATGTGTGCACTTTTTATTTCTATAATAATTAAAGCGTAAATTTGTATGAAGACTAAAGCAGAACTAGAGATTGATGAGTTGATGAGAAAAAGGGATGAGTTAGAAGTGAGATTGAATTTAATAGTTCAAAAGCTTAGATTAACAATTATAAAACATAGTATTTTAAATGCTACTTCAAATAACGCAATTAACGGAAGATGACAGCTATGAATATGGCGATGGTACTGAGCAATCAGATGCCTGGATTAATATTCATTTAGTTGAATCCGTTACAGATGATGAAAGCGATGAGAATAAGTGCTATGTATATATGCAATCACAGGACTACTTTTATATAGATGAGAGCTCAGACTCTTTTATTAAGAGATATCAAGAGGCTTTATACGGAACTGTACTAACAAGATTCTACGATAAAACAAATAGGCAAACATAAGAAGCTCTCTCATAGTTGGTGGTGTTTTGGTTTCCCCTCAGGTAAAATCTGGGGGGTTTTTAATAAAAAGTCCCATCGTAGAAACGACAGGACTCACCTTTATTTCAAAAAAACACACAAAACTATTTTTGTCTATACTCTCTTATAGCGTAGGTAATTAAACCTACTAAAGTAAGTACATATAATGATCTGCTAAACCAATTCCAAGCAAGAGGATTAAACTCATTCACAATAAATGCGAATGGAAGATAAACTCCTACGAGCAAAATTAGTAAATTAACCACTACATCTTTGTAATTTGTTTTCATAATCATTTGTTAAAATGGTAAATTCTTGGCTGGTTGGCCATCTTTAATCCAAGTGTCAAGCTCGATATAGAATCCTGCTTCACCTGGAGTAGCTCCTTTCTTTTCTTTGATTAGAATGTTAGCCCAACCATTGTTAGTTGCTGCAAAATCATTCATCTTCTTTAAGTCATCTGGGCCGAATGCTACTTTCTTAAACTCCCCAAATGCCGTTTTTAATGTTTGTGACCTTCCTAGGAAAATCTTTTCTTTACCTGCTGCCATGTTATTTATTTTTGGTTATTAAATGCTACTGCTATTCTTTGGTTCTGCCTTAGAGTTTTGTAAGATTACTTTTAACTTAGGTCTATACTTTGTATCTATTGCAAAATCTACTAACACCTGATGCAAAAAATCATAGGTGTCTTGCGTAAACTCATCCTTTGCTTTTTTAACTGTCTTAGGAGCTTTTTCTATCTTGTTTTCTAATTCTACTTTTTCCATTTTACTTTGTTTTAACGACCTTGGCCGATGTACGCTTTTGGCCTAGGACTATGTTTATTAAATGATTTCTTTGCTCTACCTCGTTTCCTTGATCCGAAGGACACCTTTGTTGAACTCCCAGTCTTGACTTTCGCCATCTTGTTTATATATTTTAACTATTACTGATTCATCTCTAATCTGCTGACATAACATTGCAGTTCCTCCTGCGTTAGCTAACTCTTCTAAGAAAACCATTTGATCCGAAGAAAGCCTATCGCCAATGGCCTTGATTTCGCAGCAAACAAAATGACCATACTTCTTACTATAACCAATGATGTCAGGAACTCCTTTCTTACCTATAAATGCTCTACCTCTAACTGCAAGGTTATTATTCCTCCATACTTCATTGCCATTATCCTTTAGATAATCCATCATCATCTTCGTTAAATCACTTGCAGATATGTAGGCCATGTTCCAAAATTACAATATATTATTAATATATTGTCAGTACCACCTTATAAGTTCTTCTGTTGGCATCTTAACATACTTGATTCCATCCTTTACTTTTATCTCTCCAACTCTCCAATATCTCCTTGCTTTAACCCTTAAGAACTCTGCTCTTATAAAAACTATTCTATCCCTTAAATCAAGGTTAAATGCAAAAAATTCTGCTCTTGTGTCACTTATGCCACTAGGTACACCATTATTTTCGTACTCAAGTAAGAAATACTTTTTCTTTAGTGCTTCTGTTTGATGAATAACAATAACCTTGGTGCTCTTAGCAAATAGTTTAATAGCCTGGTAAGTTCCATCCTTGGCCTTAGCTTCTTCTATGGCAAATTTCCTACGATTCCGATAACCCTTATGTTGCATAAATTAAAGTAGTTTTATTCCTAACTTGTCCTCTCAGCATTTGAGCTAAATTACTTTTTCCTAATCCATATACTAAAGCCGCCTCCTTAATTGAATTATAATAAACACCATTTTCTGAATTTACAACTATTTTATTGTTTATTGTTTTTCTACTAGCTATTTTTAATCCATTTTTATAAGCGTGTTTTTGATTGTCTGAGCTAGTTACCCATTCTAAATTGCTTATGTGATTATTTTTTTTATCTCCGTCTATATGATTTACATATTTATATCCATTCGGATTATCTATATATGTCATAGCAACCAATCTATGCACAAGCATCTTTTTTTCTACTTTATCTTTATATAGGCCAATCAAAAAATAACCTTGCCTATGCAAAGATGTTCTTTTTACTGAGTCTGTGTAACAACTATAAACAATACCATCTTCTGATATTTTATAGTTTTCGTAACCTGGTATCTGTTTCATATTAATTAATTTATTTGTTTCCTGTACCCTTTGGCCATTTCTTAATAGTTTTAGATTCTCTAATCTCAAAGTAATCTACATCGTTTAAATCAGATAGCAAGAGGATTTTTAGTACTTGTATATCTGCATAGTCTAGCTTCATCTTTTGTTCACCAAGCTTAATTAAAAATTCATCACCCATATCTTTAATTGATCCTGCTTCTTGGCCTTGTAGATAATCAGCCCATTCGCTATTGTTAGAATATAAACATATTGTCTTATCATCTTCATACTTTATGTCGTAATCATGCTCTAGCCCTTCACCCCAATTATTACTTACATATACTTGTTTCATTTGTTATTTGTTTTGGTTATAAGTTTCGTTATAGTATTCTTCTGATTGTATTATTTCAAGTGTGCTTCCATGTTGATATCCGCTACAATAAGCATCTATAATCTGCTCTTTTTCTTTTTCAATTAATTCATTAAGAATAACTAGATTTATGGCATTTCCAAAAGTAAATGGTTGTTCACTCATTAAATCCATTAATTGTTGCAATACTGTTTTCATTTTAATTTGTTTCTTTGTTGGTTAGTTAATACTGGTTTAAGTAGCTTCTCTTTACCCTTATCAGACATATACAAGCTATTAGTGATATGGGCAAACTCTTTCTTGTCTTTAGGTGTTAAGTCTGGATGCGTATTTATTCTATAAATCACATCTTGCATTGGTATAAATGTTTCGTTAATCATTTTTAGGATTTATTTTATTACTTAATATTAAGGATTGCATTTCATTTTTTGCATCACATTCATCAAATCCAACAAAAGTGTGAAAATAATTTTTCCCGTTATATTTTGCGACAACCTCGTATTGAGGCAAAGAAAAAGAATAACCAAAAATTTCTTCTGATTGCCAATCTTTGATTCTTTTAACGCTTATTTTTATTTTATTATTCATAATCTTCAAATTTCATTGTTTCAGGTAAAAATCTTAATGCTATATTTTTTGTTGATCCGTGGCGATTCTTCTCAACCTTACAAACCACTAAATCGCTAGGTGAATATTCTTTACCACCAATCTCAATAGCTTCTGTCATCTCGTAGTAATGTGGTCGCATAAGCATAATAACTGCATCAGCGTCTTGTTCAATAGAACCTGATTCCCTTAAATCTGATAACTGAGGCATCTTATCTCCTCGTTCCTCTACCCTACGAGATAATTGAGATAGGGCGATAATAGGTACTTCCAACTCTTTAGCAAGGGCTTTTAGGCTTCTACTAATGTAGCTGACCTCTTGCTCTCTGTTTTGGTTTGATTTGCCTGTACCACTCATAAGTTGGAGGTAGTCGATAAAGATTACCTTGATTCCATACTTTTGCTTTAAGATGGTGGCTTTTGCTCTGAGTTGGGTTACACTTATACCGCCCATATCTTCAATATGTATGGGGGAAGCTAATAGTAAGTCATCTGTCTTTAGTAAAACCTTTCTTTGTGTAGTATCCAAAGTATTCATTCTAAGCCATTTTAAGGGCAGTTGTGAGCCGATTGACTCTAACCTTTCAACTAACTGTTCGGAGCTCATTTCGAGGCTAAAAACAGCCACAGGAACGCTATCTAAACAAGCTAGTTGGTAGATACTAGAAAGCATAAAGGCAGTCTTACCCATCCCTGGTCTTGCAGCTACGATTACTAGGTCAGGCTTAACCCATCCGCATAGGGTATTGTTTAGCTCATTAAAGCCTGTGTTAAATCCTAGTAAGCTACCCTTTTGTGCCATGTCACGAGTGTAGTTGATTGATAAAATAATATCTTCCATCATCTTCTCGTAGATATTACCAAACTCTTGTAGCTGAATGAGTTTTTTGGATACCTCAGCCATAAAGTCTATCGTTCCTTCCTCGCCATTGGTCGCCCCAACCACAAGCTCTCCACCCAGCACCACCAACATCCTACGCTTATAAAGTTCTATTATTAACTCTATATGGGCTTCTAGGTGAGCAGTTGATACCACATCTTTGGTTAACTCAGAAAGGTAGTAGGCATTTACTTGATCCGTTTGTTTAGCATCTACGATTCGTTGGTAGAGTGTAGTAATATCTATTGGGATATTCTTATCGTACATCTCTCTAATCGTTCTAAATACAAGCTTATGCTTATAGTCGTAGAATATATCCTCTTTTAAGTAGTTGATTACTAATGACAAAGATTTTTTGTCGATTAATAACGAACCTAGGATATTGCGTTCAATCTCTGTGTTTTTTGGTAGGTCTATGACTTGCATTATTTTATAAGTTTTATGTAAATGTCTTTGTATGGATACAATGCTATAATTCTATCGTTAATTAATAATAAAATACTTCTTCCTTGAAAGGCAATTTTATCTGCTATTACCTCTTCTTTTATTGTTAAATCACTATTAAAAACTAAATATTTATTCATTATGGTAATTTTATTTTGGTGTTTTGTGTTGCTACTGGTTCAAAGTTTTTAGAGTTTTTAACCCATGTAGCTATTCTTCTACTTATGTCAAAGAATTTTTGGTCTTGGAATCTCATCTTTCCTTTTGCATTTGCTTCTGTCCAGTAAGATAAGAAAGAATCATATTGGTTACCTAGTTTATCCTTAAGTTCATCTAGTCTTTTAACAAAAGCTTCCTTATCGTTATATAACTTATTAGTATTATTAATAGATGTATTATTAATCAATGTATTAATACCCTTAGCCTTTTCCGAATACCCCTCTTCGGTTTTCCGAATACCCCCTTCGAGTTTCCGAATAGGTACAGTAGGTGTTAAAATCCTTTGTTTTACTTGCTTACCTTCATAGATTAGAAAGGTAGTAATATATCCTTTAGAAACTAAAGATTTTATGATCTCACTAACTCTTGAGTTGCTTAATTGGAAAAACTCACCGAAATAAGCGTTAGAGGCAAAACATCCTTTTTCAGCATTTAAACTATCTATCTCGACTAAAAACAATTTTTCCATCCAAGATAACTTGTCATCCAACCATACCTCTTTGGGAATCCAAACTCCCTTAAAATCTCTGTTCATAAAATAAAAAAGCCCCATCAAATTCCCCCCAGTCGGATTGGGGGTTCATATCAAGGGCAATAAGTTCTTAATGAGTATCCGACACTCATGACAAATCTACAAAGAATTTTCAAACTTCTCTATTGTTTTAAAAATCTCATGTGCAACCTGGGGAACTATAGCGTTTCCTGCTGCCTTAATTGATTCTCTTCTAATACTAGGAAAGGTTTTAATGTCCAATCCGGTGGGTAACCCATCATCTCGTAATAAAACATAGGGTTGTTTTGGCCAATTATCCCAGTTATTGATCTTATCCTTCCTGGAACACTCTCTATGTTCATTATCGTTGGCTCTCCCCTCAGTTTCTTCAATTCTTGTGCTTGTGGGCCTTGTGTATCTCTTGCTGTTGGAGTAGGCCACAAAGAAAACTCTTTGTCTTTTGTGAGGTGCGTTTTTGCCGCAAGCTGGAAGTATATACGCTTGTACTTCGTAGCCTTGATTTTCCATGTCAACTTGCACCTCATCGAATACCAATCCCCCCCCCCCAATTAACAATTCCGAGTACATTTTCGCCCACGATCCAAGTTGGCTTAATTTCTTTAATTGTTCGCAACATTTCAGGCCAGAGATGTCGTTCATCTTCTTTCCCAAGTCTTTTTCCTGCACTTGAATATGGCTGACAAGGGAATCCGCCTGATAATACATCGATTGCTCCTTCGTGAATAGTGAAGTCTGTTTTAGTAATGTCATTGTAACTAATTGAATTTGGGAAATGATGTTTAAGTACTTTTTGTCCAAAGGGATTCCATTCGCAATGGAATGTGTTATCCCATCCCATCCAATGGGCTGCTAAATCGAATCCACCGATTCCGCTAAAAAGCGATCCGTGTGTCATATTGTGTCAGTTTTAGATATTCTAAAAACCACCTTCCTATTATCCACTATAAAACGCTTACGAGCAACAGGGTTAAGCGATTCTCGGATCACTTGAGAAGCTATCTTTGTCTTACGACTAGCCGCTGCTGCCGACTTAAATAGCACCTCTTCCATAGTGTCAGTATAAACCATTCTAATTGGAATAGAGTTCTCTAATCCTTTAATTTCTTGTGCCATTAAAATAGTCGTTTTATTGCTTTGATTTTAAAATAAGTTTCACAGAATATGAATAGCAGCACCGCTATTGGTACTGCTATAAAGAAAAACTTAATGATTGCTAATACTTTCATATTACTTCTTTAAGGATATTTTAAAAGTAGTTGTACTGAACTTTGGAGCAGGATAAATCATCTCGCCAGTTTCTGGATCAACCAATGGCTCTTTAATAGTCTTAAGTAAAGACTCTCTTTCCTTTTGCTTAAACTTAATAGCCTCAAGCTCTTGGTTATACTTAAGCCATGTATGGTCACCATCATAGGCATACTTAACTCCTGATTCTATTCTGCTAATCTCAGCATCAAGCACTATTGCCTTACCTTGAGGATGTAAGTCTAACTGACTAATAACATCTTCTTTTAATTCAGCCCTGATTCCTTCTAACAACTGAACTAATGCTTCTGCTTTAACGAGCATCTCAAGGGGGTTCTCGCCTGTTTCTCTAAAATGTGATACAACTACTTGCTTAAGTAATTCTATGCTAAATTTAGATGGTGTAATTGAATTTAATTCAATACTTGGTAGTAAATTACTCATATTATTTCTTTTTTGTTGTTAACGATTCTTTTTTAGACTTCATCAATTTCATTAATTGCTCATCTTTTTCTATGTATTCCTTATTACCAAAAAATACATCAGTCAAATCCTTCATTCTAGAAGCCGCTTGTATATCTTTTACAATATCATCACGGAATACCTCAACATAAGGCTCATCTGGTACTATCTCAACCTCAAATACTTTAGGTTTTTTGGTAGGGGTTTCTTCCTTAGGTGCAAAGTCCATCTCTTCAGCAGGTGTCGCTTCGAATCCTGCAGCCTTCATCAACCAGGCCAATAGATTACGATACGCCTTACCAATAGCTCTTGTTTGAGCCATACTGAGAATAGCATACTCGTCAAAGTATCTCTTCGTTTTCTCGGCATTGGAACAAAGAGCAATACCAGTAGCAA